TGCTGAGGCTCCTGAGGTGACTGCCTGATCTAAGTCATAAAATAACCCCCTACCTGTTTAGGTAGGGGGTTATTTGTTTACTAGGGGCATAGGCTACCACCTTTCGTTGAGGAAGTATCCGATGACCAGGCCTAAGGCCAGGGCCAGCAGCATCATAGCAACGCACATGTCCATGGTTCTCACCGTGTACCTAGGTGTTTCTTGATGATCCTCTTGATGATCTTCTCAGGTGGCCAGCAGTACAGGCCTGATACCTGGGCGATTTCTTGACCACACGCCAGGCGTTGCTCCTGGCTAGTGTGTGGGTAGTAGTAGCGCAGCTGTGCTGCCATCGCTTCCGGGTCGATCACCATAGTGCGTCTCCAATCGAGTCGATCTCGTCCATGAGGTTGTCTAGTTCACAGTAGTAGCAGTATGCGGCCAGGTAATCAGGCAGGTCCACACCGTCCCAAGTTACCCTACCTTCAGCAGCGTGGTCAATGTCAATCTTGAGGTTGACGAGGATGGCCTCGCTGAGGTCCTCCCCGTACACGTTGAGGACGTGATCGTGAAGCTCAGCAAGGTCGATGCCGTGCTCAGCTACATACTCGGGGTCTCTCTTGAATCCTAGCATTGGGTTGCCTCCATGTCGTCTAGCAGGTATACCAGCGGTGAGCGTTCAACTCCTGGTATAGCCCTGATTCTGGTGATTGTCTCTTGCAGTGTCAGGTCCGTAGGTATCGCCCTGAACGCCTCTGACTCTAGCACAGTGGCGTAGTGCGTGTCTAGTACCCACTCGGCCCTGAGCATGAGTGCAGGTACGGGGTCAGTGAGCAGGTCTCCTGCCAGGCTGTCGTCGATGCTCTCCCCCATGTGGTCATAGAGCTCTTCACCACACGGCAGGTACCTGTCTGCGGCCCTCTGGCAGTACTGTACTGCCCAGTAGCGAGGGCATACCCACAGCTCCCACTCCCACATGAAGTCATCTGGCAGCTCATTGTAGCCGTGCTCACTTAGCTTGTCGAGTACCTTGATGTGGCCAGGTGTGGCTGCCACGTCCCACAACTCATCGATATCGTACATTGTTCACCGCTCCACTACGAGGAAGTTCGCGTTGACTGGAGTGTGCTGGCTGGCATCCCAGTAGATGTCTCCCAGCTCACTGGTGTAGAGGTAGCCGCACTCGAGGAGTGCCTCAATGCTAGCCCCGTAGAAGTTTTCGACTGTCTCTACCTTGATTGTTCCCTGTGTTTCGATCATGGTATTACCTTAGCACACTCTAGAGAGATTGCACAACCTCAGGCTGCCACTCTCCCGGAGTGTCTAGCCCGGTGACGACAAGGTCCTGGGACCCTGACTTAGTTTCTACTTGAATACTCAACGACTCTGCCTGGCGAGATATGTACAAACTGTTGTCTGACCAGGCGTGCAGAGCCACTGACCCTGCCAGTGCTGCGCCTCCAGTGGAGGGCATGTCCTTGCTGGCCTTGCGTGTGTGGTGCACTATAAGCTGAGCGCACCCCGTAGCCTGGGCTACGGCCTTGATGGGCTGTAGTATCTGCCCGTACATGGCCTGGCTGTCATTGATGCTCTCTGTGGTGAGCATAGATAGCGTGTCGTAGCACACTAGGCCTATACCCATCGAGTCGATGGTCTCGCCTATCTCCTCGGCTAGCTCTGGTGACAGCCCCTGTGTGGGCCTGCCTGCTATGTAGAGGGGGATATCCCCGTCAGGAGGGTTAAGCTCCAGCACTCCTGATCTGTAGGTTATGTACCCTCGAGGGTCATGGTGTGGGAAACGACACTGGAGAATAGTCTGCACACGAGACCACACACGTGAAAGGCTGTCCTCCGCCTCGATGATGAGGCAGGGTGCCTGATGTGACCTAGCGTACCCTAGCACGGGCTGCCCCAGAGACAGGCTGATAGCCATATCGAGCATTATCCACGATTTGTAGTGCTTAGGCGGTGCAGCTATGAAGCCACAGCCACCCTCCTCTACCAGGCCGTCTATACGCCACCGCGGAGGGGGCATGTTGACTAGCTCAGATAGTTGCCTGATCTGGAGCAGAGGCTCTTTAGGTGAATCTTCAACTATCTCGATAACCTCAATAGTTTTAGACCCTGCAAGGTCTAGTTTACTAGCTACCCTCTGAACCTCGTCCTTCAGCTTGTCTACTGAACTCCATTTATTAAGGCACGTGTGCCTGATCAGGCCGGGTATAAATTCAGGCCCTACCCCGCACTCTAGCATGCTAGCTATAGCAGCGTACAGCTGAGATGACCTATCCCCAAGAGCTTTGCTAGCGCGGAGCTGCCCTGCTATAGATGCCGAGCTACCGTCCAGTGTCCTGTACACTGCTGAGGCCAGCTCCCCAGGAGTCTGTGTGGTCCCATATACTGGCCTACCTACCTGACAACCTCTCTTGTGTGAGGGGGTGCCAGGTACCCTGAGTAGCTGAGTAGCATCCCAACCACCAGGGTCGCATCCTAGCATGTGGCTGATTGCCCTAGATAAGCTATCCTGGTCAGGCTGAGGCACAGCCTCAGTCAGTCTCCAGATAGCCTGGGTGTGGCCAGGACTGCTAGACCACACAGCGAGGGGGTTAGTACCCTCAGTGTGGCCGTCGTCTACGTCAGACCAGATCAGCGGGCCCGCTTTGAGGTACTCCGCTTTCCTTTCCGGCTTACTGAAAAGACCGGGAGTGAAATATACATCCTGCCCAGCTTCAACGAGATCCCGCACGTAGTGCTTCGCTTCGTCAAGTTGGCCCACAACCCGAAAGGCTTTACCCGGGTTGAAAGCCTGACCCGGCCACGTGATCCCACAGATGAAAAAATACCCATCACAACCCTCCCAGATTGTCTCGAAGAACCTCATCCTCAACCCTAGCTATCTCTTCCTGGTAGGTATCTGGGGTGACACACGCCCAATACCCTCCGGCTGACATGATATCAGCCCCAACTCGAATCTGCCACTGGCTCAAAGATGAGCCTGTTTTAAGCTCCAGACCTACGAACCTACCTCTGAAGCAGGCTATCAGGTCTGGGATGCCTTTCTTAGTGTACTGGCTGGCGTGGTATTTTACAACCCACCAACCACGTGCCTCTACATACTTTTGTACATGGCGTGAGAACGTACTCTCTAGCATGCCCAGAGCAGGGCTCAGGTCCCTGCTCCAGACTATGTCAGAGAATGTCGTCGAACTCCCCGAAGTCGTCCTCAACGTCCTGATGGACTTCCTCCTTAACCTTGGACTCGACCTCAGAGAACTGGGCCACACGTGCGACACGGCTGCGCAGCTTGCCATTGTAGGTGTCGTCCTCAAGCTCTACGTTGACCTTAGCCCCAACGTACTTGGCAGGATCGATCTGGACAACCTTGTTAGGAACCTTAGTCCCGGCTGCCTCGATCAATTCGCGAAGCTTCCACAGCTGATTCGGGACGATCTTGCAGTAGTAGGGGTACCTACCTGGGCCTGCCACGATAGCGAACACCAGCATGTCGGTGTTATCTGACTTGGTCTTGGTCATCTCCACCCCAGCGATCTCAGCATTGTACACGCCAGGTGCCTGGTGGACGGTGCTGAAGCTCGGTGCCTTGACGTCACTGAAGTCGATCGAGATCTTAGCCATTGTTGTGGTCCCTTTCCTTGAGTACCTTACGGATGTAGTCGATTGTAGCAGATGTGGTGGTGAAGAAGCAAACCGTGATGGTGAACATATCTCGGTTAATGTGGTCGTTGTAGCGCACCTCGTACTGGCCTACCTGGTGGGCCACAGTGATGGGGTTAGGTACGTCAATCACCGCGAGGTCATGGTGCTCGAAACGCCATGGAAGGTCATCCATCTGGTCGCACAACCTGACAAGAGCGTTACTAGCGACCTTTGAAAAATCAATCATGTGTGAGGTACCTTTCAAGTCTCTCCCATGTAGGAGACCCCAGCCAGGGCTTGCGGGCCGCTATATCAGCCCGACACCCTGCCACGATACCCTGTGTGGGCTTGAGCCACATACGGTAGCCATTGTTGGAGTCTCTCTTAACTGACTCTGTGTAGCCTATCACGTCAGCATACATGAGCGCAAACTGCCTGGCCTGGCCTGGAAGAGCCAACGTGACTTCCTTAGTCTGGGCCACATCAGCGTCCTCGGGGTCAGCCTCATCCACGTAGGTGACCTTAGCCTGGCCCGTGAGTACCACAGGGATGTCAAGACCACGCAGAGTAAGGATGAGGCTCTTGATCAGCTCATTGGCCTGGCCATACTGTGGGAGGCTGACTGGCTTGGCCACAGTCAAGAGGTCACCTCGCTTACGCCCAGAGACGAAATTCAGAGCAAGCTCATGGGCTACCGTAATACTGTCCAGGGCCACAGCTGCTGGAGGCTTGGCTACGATGGACTGAACCTCTTTGGCCAGGGCCTCCCAGGTATCTACCTGTGTGGTCTCGGCCTGTACTGCACGGGTGCCTCCCTCGAGGTCGATGATGCGTACCCCCGGCACCGTAGCCGCGAAAGTGGTTTTGCCCGTTTTAGGCTGGCCGTATACTAGTGTGATCATTTGTACCTTTCCATAGGGTCGCGCTTGTCGTAGAATTGTAAGAATTGCTCTTCAGTGCCGAACTCGACCCTTGCCGCTGCTAACTTACCCATACGGCACAGGTATGAGTTACCACATACACTAGGGTTACGGTCCTCGGGTGGCTTGGACCAGTCGTACTCACCGACCTGTCTAGCCCACCTTAGGATTGACTTGATCTGCCGCTCATGCACCTCCTTATTGAACGGCACCAGCAGCCTGGTGAAAGCTGGGCAATGTTGACTCTTCAACAACTCACCCTCCTTCGCAATGATGTCGCACTCCGCTGAGGTAATCTCAGTACGGTGCTCATGAGCCCAGTCTATCAGAGATCGATAGCAAGTGCTACCTGTGGACCCCTTCGCGATCTTAAGCTTACCTGTCTTAGTCAGCTGGGGCCACACCACGCGCTGTGGCTGGATGTAGTCCCAGATCATCCCACCAAGAGGTAGGTCCCAGCCAAAACGCTTCTTGTTACCTTCAAGCAACCAGAGGTATGCATGAGACTGGATATCGAGCTGGCGGTACTCAGCTGTGGGTAGAGTCTGGTGTGTCTTGTGGTCTAGTACCCACAGACGTCCACCAAGCTCAACTACCTTGTCCACCTTGCCCCTGTAAGTGTGATTACACCCGGGGATACCTCGTGACAGGTCCAGCTCGCACGCCAGCACGTTGAGGGGCTCATCGCGGTAGCGGTACTCGTAGGCACGGTACACACGATCGAGGTCATCGTAGATCTCGTGCTCCTCTTCCATAAGGTCCTCTGGGCGCTCTGGTGGAGTGCCTGTCTCGAGCCAGGAGTGAAGGTAGGTACCCCTGTCTAGGGCCGTACCTGGATGTGGCTTAGATGTGATCCCCTGTAGGTCATAGTAAGCCTCCAGAGGGCAGTTAAGCCAAGACTTGATCAGGCTTGTCGTTACTTGCATGGCTCCTACTATACATCAATCTCTGGTCCCCAGCAAGTGCCGATCTCAACATCAGCTACCAGAGGGCAGTCGAAGTGGGGCAGAGGCTGCTCCATGGTCTCCTTGATCATACACGCTGTGGTCTCGGCTAGTTCCTCAGGGACCAGCACCAGCACAGCGTCATGCACCAGGCCTAGTATGTGGCTGTCTCCCTCTAGGCTGGACCACACCTGTACGGCGGCTCTCAGCATGATGTCGGACCCAGTGCCCTGTACCTGACTGTTGACAGCCTGTCTCTCAGCCGCTGCTACCTCATACTCATCACTGCTGTACAGACCTGGCAGGTGTCGCCGGCGTCCGAACATCGTGCTGGAGTACCCCAGCTTGTGAGCTCGAGCCTTAGCTCTGGCGTGCCAGGGCCTAAGGCCAGACCAGTGCCTGAAGAAGTCCTCGCGGAACTGCTCAGCCTCATCCAGGGTAATGTCTGTGCCGTAGCTAACCTTAGCGAACTGGACAAACGACTTAGCACTCATCCCATACAGGAAGCCGAAGTTGACAATCTTAGCTTTCCTACGATCGAAGCTATTGTCTGGGTCAAGCCCGATAGCACGTGTGGTCTGTGAGTGGATGTCCCCGCCCTGTCTGTACAGCTCGAGCATGTTCTTGTCACGCGAGACCACAGCGGCTACGCGTAACTCAAGCTGGCTGTAGTCAGCCTCGATGATCTTGTAGCCCTCAGGGGCAGCTACCAGGCCCCTTATGTAGGGGTCCTTCGGAACCTGCTGGAGGTTCACTCCCACCCCATCACACACTTTGCCTGATGACAGCCTACCTGTCACCGTGCCATGGAGCTTGAATGACGTGTATAACCTCCCTCGATTGTCTAATTGCTCTTTATAGGGGGTAATAAACCCGTCTATGTTCTTCTTAAGTCGTGACCTTTCTAGTAGTGTTTTAGCAATAGGGTGATCCATATATGCAAGGGCCTTCTTTGAAAGGCTAGGAGCACCATTAGGGAATGCTTTAGTTGGCTTTCCTATTTCCTTTTTAGGTATACCCAAATAGTCATAAAGAAACCATCTCTGGAAATTAGTTGTGCCCCATTTAACCTGCATACCTGCGGGTATTTCTGAGGGTATTTCGGAGTACAATTTGGCATCAATTTCGGCCAATTCCGAAGTGTATTTACTCTCAGCTATCTCAAGTTTGTCTCGACTAATAGGGATACCGTAGTCCTCGGTCTCAGCCAGCATATTAATAGCCGGGACCACAACCTTCTTAAGGAGCTTCTTCTGGTTAGCCGTGAGCTTATTTCGATTAACCCGATAAAGCTCTCGTGTGGCCAGGAGGTCCTTTTTCAGATAGGCCGCCATAGCCTCAGGATCAGAGTCATCCCACACACCGTCATAAGACCAATCGCCACCCATAAAGTCAGCCATCAACGATTTGAGACCTAAGGTACGGTTCTCGTCCACCATATGGGCACCCAGCATAGTATCCCCAGCTGCCTCGATATCGGCACCGAACCGCTTAGCGTACACTATGTCAAATTTGATGTTGTGGCCCACTACAGGTGGCAATTTTCCACACAGCTTGACAAGCCTAGCACGCCATGTCTCAGGGTGCTTGGAGGCCATATGGAAAACTCGAGGTTCATCCTCAGGCTTATCCCCCAGAATGCCGACCATAAGCACGGCGGCATCCTTTGCGCGGGGGTTTAGACCCGTGGTCTCTACGTCTAGAAATAGCATTTCGTGAGCTCTTTAGCCAGCCTGTGGGCAGTGCGTACGTCCGTGGTCGACTTGTACTCAATAGACGACTCTCCGATAGTGAAAGTCGTGGCAGTCCTGAACTTATTTAGTTTCCAGCTAGCGGTCCTCGAACACTCAGTTACCCACGAGCGGTACCCTATGCTCAGGACAAGGAATTCGGCCCAGGAATACCCCGTCTCAGCACCGGCCCACAACTGCTTACCCCAATCCGAGAACAGGTCATCCAAGTTGAACGCCACGACAGCAAGGTTGAAGCCCTTAGCTCGAGGTACGTTAGGCTTAGCTGCCTCACGGATATCCGAACTAATACCCGTATAGTCGTGGATATCGCCATCAACCCACGAGCGGGTCAGCACACCGTGTGAGTTGTGTGGGTCCACAATGAGCTCGCTTGGAGCGTACCCCAGACCTCGAGCAAAGATCGTGGGGTCCACACCGGGCGTGGCTGCGATGACCAGACGGTCAGATGGATTCACTAGCATAAGTCTCTCCTAGAAGATAGTTGCGTGTATTCAGCATGATCTCTTTCCTGAACTCTGTGGCTTCCTGTAGGGAGGCCCACAGGGAGTCCTCTACAGTGTCCTGGGTCACCATCACGATGACCTTCGGATCAGCCGCTAAGGCTATTCTATCAGACATCTGACGATAGGTCAACGCCGAGGTAGGCAGCCCATACCACACCAGCACTTCGGCCTCGCGCATGTCCACAGCAGTAGCAGCGACCTGAGGGTTGACTACCAGCACGCCGTTCTCTGATGACTTCCATGCGTCCAGCACGTCAGTCTTGTCCTTAGTCTTACCGTCCAGACGGTACGTGTGGTCCAGGTGGCGCTCTATTGCGGTGAGGGAGTCAAGTAGCTCGCTAGCTACCACTATGCGTCCCCTGTAGGCCTCCCTGAGAGCGTCCAGAGCCACAAGCTTATGTCCACTGTACACCAGCCTGCCCTCACCTGTAGAGAGCCCCTCAGCGAGACGTCGGCACTTAGAGAACAGTGCTAGTACGCTATCAGCTCCTGTCTCGCCCTGAGACTCCAGGACGTCTAGCTCATCCCTGACCATAGCCTGGTAGATGGCCCTGCGAGACTCACCTAGGAATACAGGCACAACCTCTTCATCAATAGCCTTGGTACCGATGGCGTCCTCACGGCTAATACTTATGGAATGCGCTTTAATAAGTGCCTGGTATTCATCGGTATTCCGAGGTCCAAGGTACTTAGGGAACCCCCCAAAATTAGACCATTCACCAAAATACTCCCTAAACGACTTAGCAGAGGGGAATTCTTCCCTAATAGAAGGGTCAGAGAACACTAGCTGTGGGTAAATCTCACCCACCATATTTCGCTTACCCACAGGTGTAGCGGTAAGGCATACACGGTACCGGGCTGACTTAGCCATACCGACAATACGCCTAGACCGTTTACTCGCAGGTGTTTTGATGAGGTGGGATTCATCCAGAACTATAGCTGAAGCATGGTATTCGGCACCCTTGAATAATCCTTTAGGATAACCCCTAGAGAACTTATCGTAGTTGATTAGCACTATCTTCGGCAGTGCTGTGGACTCGTATGCCCCGTCGTAGACTATGTCAGCCTCAGGACCCCAGTAGTGCTGCTGGAGCTCCCTGACCCACACATCGATAGCGATCTTAGGGCAGACCACAATGATATACCTGACATCCCGGTTGTGCATAAGCCATGACAGCCAGTCGATGGTTGTCTTAGTCTTACCAGTACGTGTGTCCATAAGGAGCATACCGTGCTCTTTTTTAGCCAGCCACTTAACCGCGGCCAGCTGATAGTCTCGAGGTTTAGTGACTGGCTCAAACATTAGTTAATTGCTCCTTCAATCATCTTCTTGTACTGGAGTGTGGTCCCAGTACCCATCCTAGCAACCTCCACACCCTCATGCAAGGCAATAACTGTAGGCACGGACATGATGTCAAATTTACGCCCTAGGTCAGGGTTGACCTCAACATCAACATACTCCCAACCAAGATAAGGGAACTTTTGCATAGCCCTTTCAAAATTAGCCTTAGACTGCGGGCACTGTGAGCACCACGAAGCACCGATGAAAAACAACTTCAACATTAAACAACCACCACCTTTGTCGAATAGATAGGCGCCTTATAATTGACCGCCTTAAAACCTTTACCTTTGAAATTAAGTATACCTTGTTTGGCTGGAATAAACTCAACCTCACTCTCTACTCTAGCAGGTATCAGCATCCTATGCCAAACATCAAGATTCTGACAGTACACGTGGGCATTAGCTGTAGTGAACCTCAACTGCCCCGGACTAACCTCGTGACCGTGCTGCCTCAGTGTATTAGTCATCAGGTGAATGAGCATCCACCCCTCAAGGGTGTCGTAAGGTAGCCCACACACGACATCTGTGGACCTGGCAAAGATGTCTAGGTTGACTCGTCCTCCTACCACATTGAACGCCCACACCACCGGGCACGGAGGGATACGCATAGAACCTACCTCGTAACCCTGCCAGGCAGTCCACACCGCCCGCTTGGTCGTAGGGTTAGCCACAAGCCTGCCCACGACATCACGTATGGCATCGTATGCCCCGTCAGGACCTCCGTAACGCCACTGGACACCATACATAGGCCCCAGCGCGTCTGTGGCCCACGGGGACCACATGCGCTCCACGTCGGGGGTGATTCTAGCACACCTGTCGTGCTGTGTGGCCCCTGACCCACTCAGCATCCAGTAGAGTTCTCGCTGAGCCATGTCCACAGACACCCTCCGTGTTTGGGACAGTGGCGCGTGTGTGTAGACCACACTCCATGACCCGTAGCACCAGTAGGGGTGATCCTGGCCTTCTGTGACTAGCTCAGCAGCCTGTCTAGACAAGTGGTATACGTTCTGGTCATACTCACACAGCACGGCGATAAGCCTCCGATGCGCACTTAACGATTACGTAACCCGGTTCTTTAACCCATGAGCTACCATGTTTAGCCCAGTAGGTAAAGTCCTTAATTGACCTATTGAAATTCTTAGCTAATGTGTAATTAGTCACCCCATAAGTGACCTCACTACTGACACTAAACCCCAGCCCTAAGTGCCTTTTTAAGGTGTCTAAAATAAACATACAGGCCTTTTTATTAAGGTCCCTATACCTGATTTCTCCCCAATTAAGTGCTTCCATGCATTGTGGGTACCAGTCACCGAAATTAAGGTCGTTATAGTGCCTTGCCCCGTACTCGGGACGAGATCTAATGACCTCAACACCGGCATTACGCAGTACAGTTATACCCTGTTTATGCTCTCGCCAGTCTGGTGTTTTCAGAGCTGGGTCGAGCCACGGCCTATCATACTCCAGAGACCCCCTGAACCCCGCCAGAAGCAATGCCCTAGCGCAAGGTGCGCAAGGCTCATAGGTCATAGCTATATGGCCCTCCCTAAGATGATAGGGCAGCTCCATAAGCTGTTGAGAAGCCCACACCTCCGCGTGGAGGTACTCTAAGCACTGGCCGTTAGGCGCAACGTCGTGGCATTTAGGGCCAAGCTCGACGTTATGTGTGGATATCTGATAATCCCCAGAGGTGTTTACGAAATAGCAACCTACCTTGCATTCAGGGTGGGAGGATTGCTGGGCAATCTCATAAGCTAGCTCAATCTCATTGATCACTATAGCTCCTAACAATAACCTTGTCGAACTGTGGAAAAGTCTTCAGAATAGCTTCACAAGTGACGCAAACATGGTTAATTATGTACGCAATGCCCGGGCGTGACCCCCCAATCTCATTCATCAGCCTCATGACAGGGTGGATATAAGCCCCTCCGGGCTCCGGGTAGTACTTACCCGGCACCCACCAGATACCGTCAGGGCTAGAGAAGACCACAGACGACATACAGCCTCGCTCAGGTTTGATGCTCTGGATAATACGAGGAATGTCCCCGAACTCATACATCAGAATTCACTCCAATCACCGAACTCATCCTTGTATCCGTACTTAGACTCGTACTTGAACCCGAGCCACACACCGACAATAGCCATCAGGATGAGGGCCACGTACCACAGACCGTAGAAGATCATCCAGGTGACCAGGACGCCGACACCTAGTGCAGCAGCAACAGCAGCGACAATAGCGACCATGTAACCGACGAACTTAAGCATTGTTTTGAACCTTTCTCGTTGTTTTCTTGATGTCTTTAGCTTAGCACACCCTGTGGACCAGCGCAACCCCTGATCCGAAACTGTTAACCTTAGTTAATCCACCCCGACTCATGCAGGATCAACTCGACCTCCGACGGGTCAATCAGGTCATCATGCATACGTGCAGTGAGGTACGCAATAGCGAACAGTGGGGGCTCACACCGCATGGCCTTAGCGATACCCTCCAGGCCCTTACCGTAGCTGCGCACACGAGACAACACACGTCCCCATGGGGCCTTGCTGCCAATAGTGAGCTTCTTACAGAGCTGGCCTGCCTCAGCAGACACCCCAATAGCGAATGTCCACGGTGAGTGAGCTATAGATACCCACCAATCCAATGCGTTATCAAGCTCTTCCGAGTCCTCAGACCTCAATGCATCCACCAACACACTAGTAAGGGCGGCTTGGTCAGGCTCATACTGAGTGGTCATAACAATTGTGGTGTGTATATCTCGCCACTCGACGTTCATTTTTGGGCCTTTCTGGTTTGCTTTGTTGGTCTTTAGCTTAGCGCAATTTGATGGCCATTCCAACCCCTAATTCAGCTGTTTTTCTCTACCCATTCTTCAGCCAGCTCAACAAGCTGCTCATAGGTCAGGGTGTAGTCCTCGTCGTAGAGGTCGATCAGGTAGCTGATTAGGGGCCACACACAGGTGTCATCGATGACCTCAGCAGTCTCAGGCAGGACCAGGACCTCACCGAACTCCTCGTCGAGGGGGGTGTCCTCTGACTGAGGGCCCTCTACACGCACCAGCACGGGATCAGTAGCGTCTACTGTGTGTGTGGACCAGTACGCTGCCAGCTCCGCGATGGTCTCGCATCCACTCACGCCCCGCCTGACCTTCGACTCGTCGTAGTCCATGGGCCAGCTGTACTGGGTCTCAGGGTCGAGCAGGTACTCGACACCCCGGTTCTTGTCCTGGATCCTGAAGGCGATCATGTGTGTGGTCCTTTCTGTGTCTCGTTGGATCTAGCTTAGCACACCTGCTGGCCTGCTACAAACCAAAATCTGCAATTATTAACCGAAGTTAACACCTCAGTTTCTCGAATCTGAGGGCCTAGCAGCACCCTACCCTAGCTAGACTACCGTGTAGGGGCTGCTAGGCCGTCTAATGCTACCGGTGGAAGCTTTCAGAGGCATTCTCGAATGTCTCCCCGGTGGTCCAGTAACCCTTCGAGTTCTGGGTCATACCCTTAGCGGCCAACTCAGCTGGGGTCAGACACCTACGTCGGTCTGGGCCCTCAGTCACCCCGTGCCGGCCCGTACGGTGCTTGTCGCCTGCCTTGGTGCGGGTGAAGGTCTCGTGGCACTCGGGGCAATGCTCCGGCTTGTGGCCGATGATGATTTTCTTGCAGTCTCTGCATGTCCAAGTCATGGTAACTACCCTAGCACCACCAACTGACGGCTACCGGCAGGGCGTCGACTGCGTCAGGGTGCTGGGCACTCTCGTGCACCAGGTAGCACATGAGGGCGAGTGTGGCTAGGGCCTCGCCCTCGTGGCGGGCTGACCACCCTGGGACCCGGGACCACGCTGCTCTGGTCCCGACCGTGTGGCGCTTGATCGTGGGGCCACAGGTGTTGTGGACAGCTAGTGCGAACGCCCAGGGGGACAAGGCTACGTCGGACAGGGACTTGAGTGCTGTCTTGAGCGCAGTGATGTCGTCTGCCCGGATAGCCTCCAGGAGGTCACCTGCCAGGACGCGCTCATAGCCGGTCTCCCTCGTGGTCGCGTTGACAGTTGCAAGGATCTCTCGTCTCGTGATCATGGATCCACCCTAGCACAGGACCACACACCCCTGCAACCCCCCAAGAGTTAACCGAGGTTAAGATCCCCTCCCCCTACACCCCCCTCCCCTCCCTGGGGCGCCCACACGCGCGCACGACAGAAGTCGCGTAACACGCACACGTGACACACGCGCGTCATGACGTGCGCGCACGGCACACGCAGGCGCACGCGGTATCTTCCCCTACCTTCCTCTCCGAGAGGGTCTCTCTGGCGTTTACGCCAGAGAGAGACCCTCTCGGAGAGAGGAAAAGTTATATATATTATTCTCTTTAGAGGGGGGTATGGGGGGAGACCTTTCTCTTGCTCGCTCCCAAGGTCGCTCAGCTCCCCGCCGTGTGTCCCCCTCGTGCCAGGGCTCGGGGCCCCCAGGCGTAAACGCCGGGGCCCCGGCCCGCACGAGGGCCACGGCGGGCTGGCACAAGCTGAGCTGAGTGGAAGCTGGGGCTCGCCGTCTCGCGGCTCGCCAGGGGGTGTGTGGTCTAGCGCTAGTGGTGAGAAAGGCTAGGATGCCGCTGAGAGGCCGGAGGTTGGGTTCTGAGGGCCTAACAGGGTCGGGGTGGCACTGGAGTACCCCCAGGACTTTCTAGGCCGTCTAAGGCGCGACGGTGAAGCTCTCAGGAGGTGTTGCGGGGAGTGTGCTACCATGAGGTCATGGAGTTTCCACGAGAGATCGTTAAGCGAGTAGTTGAGGTTCCGGGGTGGGGTGATGTACCCGCACTGCCGAGCGAGCAGAGGCTGGAGGAGGCTGGCATGGTCCACGAGGACTTAAGCAAGACCACACGCCTGGGGTACCGGTCGCGGCTAGCAGACTACCCCGTAGAGGCATACGAGGCTAGGGCGATCCAGCAGGCAGTGCCGACGTACGGCACACGTGTGGTCCAGCTGGAGAGTGTGATCGAGTACGGGGTGATCTGGGTGAAGGTGACCGTGGCATGGTGACGGCGTGTCGAGTTGACATGGTATGGGGTACCTGCTAGGGTGTATACCAGGGTAGAAGATATACCCTGGGTACTGGTTTGGAGTACCCCCTGGATTGGAACCCCAGGGGGTACTCGGGTAAGGTACCCCAGGGGGTGCAGGAATAGCCCCCTGGGGTATACCCGGTAAGTACCCCCTGGTATACCCCGATAGGACTTGTAGGATGCCGTATTCAGCCCCTGAGCGATGCTGGTGCGGAGAGCTAGGTTTGCCAGGCACAGCGTCGTGCCTGGCCCACACACCAACCAAATCTGGTTGGGAATTGCGACCAACTGCTTGGAAGAATGTCGACGGAAAGACTTACCGTAAATGGAAGAAACTTCGTAACAGATTCATTAAAGAGAATCCTTATTGTAATTTGTGCGGAATGATTGCAACAGAAGTTGATCATATTGATGGAATTAAAGCAATTGAGAAAGAAGAAACAATTCTAGACGAAAATCGATTGCAATCATTATGTCGTGAATGTCATTCTCAGAAAACAAGGGAAGCGTCAAGAAAATCACGAAATTCAATTAAAAAGCTGCGCCGGGGTAACTCTCCGTGAAATACAGGTTAGTTGATCGTTAAAGTGAACACTGTTCACTGTTTGGGAAGAAGGTGTTATTTTGACCGAAGAAGAGCGTTTTAGTGAGATTCCTCCGGGAATCGCCAATAATGAAGTTCTTCGAGGTGTGTGGTCCGAGCTTGTGGGTATGATGCCCAAGGAAGTTCTGGATAACCTCGATGAAATGGATGGCCTGTTTATTGAGGCTATGTGTAGGCATTATGCTATTGCAAGAAAAGCCTCGAATGAGGTTATTTCAGCTGATAGCGTGCTGGTTACTGATAACCCCAATCACAGGATGCAGAAGCACCCAGCTGAGGTTATTTTCCGGTCACAATCTCAGGCATTTCTTGCTTATATGAAAGAGGCCGGGTGGACGCCTAAAGCAAGGAATTCGGGTAAGAATAAAGACACTGATAACCCATTCCTTATGTGAATACAACACAATGAATAATGTAATTCCTAATGAAATTAAAGAGTATTTAATCAGTAGGAATCTGGACATACCTGAAAGGGGACCACACCTCAAGTGCCCTGATCCTGGTGGTGTGGTCCATGGTATGCAAGTGCGATTTAACCCGAAGAGCGTAGATCATGCTCTTCGGGTTATTTCTGCTTTAAGGCATACTAAAGGTAGGTGGGCGGGTAAGCCCCTTAAGCTAACTAATGTGCAGATTGCCTACATTGTGGCCCCGCTGTTTGGCTGGCAGGTATACGATGATTCTTTAGGGCGATGGCTGAGGTTGTATAGGGATGCCTATATTGAGATGCCACGTAAAGGAGCTAAGTCAACGCTGGCATCTGCACTGGCTATGGTCCTCGCGTTTGGTGATCACGAGGGTGGCGCTGAGGTCATTATCGGGGCAGCCTCACGAGACCAGGCTGGGGCGTGCTTCACACCGCTTAAGCAACTTGTCGACAATAGTCCGCTATTGAAGCAGGCCGGCATCAGGTCACTGCATAACTCGATCAAGCAGGATAGGACAAGCTCTGTCATCAAGGTAGTGTCGTCGAAAGGCGACCTAGCGCACGGCGCCAACCTGCACGGGGCTATCTGTGATGAGCTTCACGTGCATAAGAGTCTGAGCTTGCTGGAGGCTATGGAGACAGGTACGGGTGCTCGTGAGCAGCCCCTGACGATGGTGATCACCACAGCTGATGACGGCAGTGTGGGCACGCCGTACGACCAGCGCAGGGAGCTGGTGGACAACATATGTAAGGGGGTTGTAGAAGCCCCTAGGTCGTTCTGCGTGGTGTGGGCTGCTGACCCTGATGATGACCCGTGGTCTGAGGAGACGTGGGCTAAAGCTAACCCGCTGTATCCGGTGACTCCTTCGCGAGCATTCATGCAGTCTGCTGCTGATAAGGCTAAGACTGATCCAGTGGCTAAGGCTAGCTTCCTGAGGCTGCATCTAGGTATCAGGGGTAGGCTGGATGAGTCGTGGATCAGTAGGGCCGACTGGATGAAGGGGGCTGTGGCTAAGCTGGACATTGAGGGCGGGCAGTGCTATGGCGGCCTTGACCTCGCTGCGGTATCTGACCTCACAGCGCTGGTGTGGTTGTTCCCAGCAGAGGACGGCACGTACCAGATGCTGCCTCGCTTCTTCTTGCCTGAGGCTGCGCTGGCTGAGCTGGATAGGGCCACATACCGTAATGCATCGGTGTGGGCTAGCCGAGGACTAATTAAGCTGACTCCGGGTAACGTCACTGATTACGATTTTGTTAAAGCTCAAATCGATGAGGACGCTAAGCATTATGATATTCAATGCATAGGGTTCGATCCGTGGAATGCTACTCAGGTATCCAATGACCTACAGGCTGATGGATATAGGCTAGAGAAAGTCCGGCAGGGTTTTGTGTCTATGTCAGGACCCATGAAAGAAATTCAGAGACTGGTTATGCAGGGGGGTGCTATTAAGCATGACGGTAACCCTCTTATGGCATGGCAAATAGATAATATTCGCCCAGCCATGGATCCCGCTGGTAACATTAAACCTGCTAAGCAAAAGAAGCGAGATAAGATAGATGGTGTGGCCGCGCTAGTAACTGCTATGAATGTGTGGCAATTCCATAAAACAAAAGTCTCGGCTTACGGCGTGTCGGGGCTAGAATCTATTTGAAATGTGTTATACTGTTTACAGGATTGAATTGGAGGTGTAATAGTGGGTTTCTGGTCTGGTATCTTTAACCGACTTCAGGGCATTACCACGTATGAGCCTCGGCAGTATAAGATCGGCCCTACTGAATTGGTCGACCTTTCCGGTGTTTCAGCCGCTAAGCTATTCAAGACTCAACCACACCTGCGCACTGTGGTTACCTTTCTTGCCAGGAATATCGCCCACTTGGGTGTACATTCCTACGTTAAGCAGAGCGATGGGGGCAGGCTGAGGGATACCTCGTCCCCTGTTGGCGGGTTTCTCTCTGGCGCTAAAGCAAATGAGAGCATGACTCTGTATCAGCTGATCTATGCTCTGGTTGTGGATAAGGCCCTTTATGATAGGGCCTACTGGTGGCCAGTAGTGAACCAGAACGGTAACTGGGAAGTCTACCGCCTGCCCCCTAGCTGGGTTCAGACTAAGTCTGACAATTTCGGTAAGGTCACGCATGAGGTCAGCTTCGAGTCTGACAAGAAGCTAGTCCTGGATGCTAGTCGTGTGGTCTACTTCGGTGGGTATCACCCGACTGATCCTGGCGGGTGCAGCGCTACGATTGTCAGCTTGAAAGAAGTGCTGGCTGAGCAGATTCAAGCATCGAAGTACCGTCAGCAGTTGTGGGCTCGCGGGGGTAAAGTGTCTGCTGTGCTTCAGCGCCCTGTTGATGCGCCTCGCTGGACTGACGCTCAACGAGAGACTTTCCGCGAGGACTGGTACGAGAAATATACTGGTTCGGGTAAGCGCGCTGGGGGCACTCCCATCCTTGAGGATGGGATGACTCTTAACCGTGTGGACTTCAGTGCTACTGATCAGCAGTACATTGAGGGCGTTAAGCTAGCTTATTCGACTGTAGCTAACGCGTTCCATGTTAACCCCACAATGGTCGGTATTCTCGATAATGCTAATTACAGCAATGTTCGGGAATTCCGCAAAATGTTGTATGGGGATACTCTAGGTCCGCTTATTGCGGAAATAGAATCTACTCTTAACGCATTCCTTATTCCTATTATGGGTGGGGCTAAAGGCAGCTACATTGAATTCAACGTAGCCGAGAAACTCCAAGCTGATTTCGAGCAGCAAGCACAGTGGTTCCAGTCAGCTGTGGGCTCGGCATACATGACTCGTAATGAAGCTAGGGCTAGGCTTAACCTGCCAGCCATCGATGGTGGCGATGATCTGATCACACCACTGAACGTGAGTGTGGACCCTGGGGGGTATAGCCAGAACTCAGGTGAGGTAAGGGTTAAGTCACGAGGGCTGCGTGTGGACCGCCGGTCGTGGGTTAAGAGGTACACTACGGTGCTTGAGGCTCATGCCCGTAAGAGGTTGTATAAGTCAGGGCGGTTGAAGGTTAAAGCTTCAGCTGACGAATCGTTAGCTGAGGACCTGCTTGACCTTGATCTAGGGCTGACCAGTGAGGTAGGCAACAAGCTACTCGAGGGGCGTGACGAGGACTATGACAAAGTGTCTACTCGGCCATACCTGAAGAAGCGAGCTAAGCGTATCTCTCAGGGTATCGTTGATAGCCTAGAGGACCTAGAGGATGAGCAGGCTGAGTGGGAAGAGGCCATGGAGGGGGATGATCCTCCGGACACTGTGGAACCTGTTGAGCACTGGCTGGAAGAAGCTGCGCTGGGTATGGCAGGTTCAATGGTCACGTGGGCTATGGGCTGGGCCACACAGGAGGCAGGTAGGCAGTCTGGTGCGGCAACTAAGACGTGGCATACGGGACCTAATGCTAGGGACTCACATGCTGCTATGGATGGTGAGCGTGTGGGCCTGGACGAAGAGTTCAGCAATGGCATGAAGTATCCGGGTGATGACGATGACCCTGCTGAGGTTGCTCACTGCAATTGCACGACTAGCATAGATTGGGAGTAGCGATTAAGACTAAGTCGTTTAAGGTTAAAGCAGAAGAGTCCGAGGAATCTGGGTCAGGCTATTTCGTAGGGTACGCCTCAGTATTCGGAAATGTTGACTCGTACGGTGAGGTCATGGAGAAAGGCGCTTTCTCCGACACCCTGAAAGAATGGGAAGGCCGTAAGATCCCAGTCTTCTACGGGCACGACCTGACTAACCCCGAAAACAATATCGGGTATGTTGAGTCTGCTGAGGAAGACGACACCGGCCTTCTGGTGCGGTGTGTGGTCGATACTGAGGGTCCTGGTAATGGCCCTATCGTATATAAGCTTTTGAAGGAAGGCCGAATTGACCGCATGTCTTTCGGCTTCTATGTAAATGACGCAGACCACAAAGGCGGCGTGACTTATATTAAGAAAGTCTCGCTGCTTGAGGTGTCTGTGGTCCCCGCTCCGGCTAATCCCGAAGCGGCTATCAATGAAGTTAAGTCATCTAAGAAAGAATCGGGTATGACTCCGGAAGACATTGAGAAACTGATTGTGGGGCCCATCGTCAAGCATATTGATGAGGCTTTCGAAAAGTACTGTGGTGATGATGAAGAGCCTGAGGCTGATAAACCAGCGGATGAGAAGCCAGCAGACAAGCCTGCTGATGATCAGGCTAAGTCTATCCTCGCTGAGATTAAGGGGTTGTTTGCGTGAGCGGGATTGAGGAGCTGCGAGTCAAGGCAGCTGAGATCAAGGGACGGCTGAAGGCCGTCGAAGAGTCCGGTGTTGTGGGTAAAGACACCGAGTCTCTGGTAGAGGAGTACAAGGCCACTGTGGCCAAGATCAAGTCCTTCGAAAGCAATGGGGACGCTATCAATGAACTGAAAGGAAATTCTGTGGCAGTTGAGCGCGAGGCCAAATCTCTGGGCGCCCACTTCGTTAAGCACTTCGGTCCTGAGCTTGCTCGGGTTAAGGGCCGTGACAACTTCTCGGTTAACGGTCCCGAGTTCAAGGGTGCTGAGGATTGGCACCTGACTTGGGACAGCCTGCTCGTTTTTGATGCCGATTACGACAAGGCTGCTCACTTCGCTCAGCCTCCGCTGTATGTCGGTGATCTGTTCGCTCAGGGTAACACCGACAGTGCTGCTGTGGCCTGGCTCGATGATAGCGCGGTTGAGGGCGGCGCTGGCCCGACTGCTCAGGGTGCCAAGAAGAACAACATTCACTTCGTTAACCCTAGGGTGAATATTGAGGCTCTGAAGAAGATCACCGGTATCCTGGCCTTCTCTGACGAGATGCTTGAGGATCACGCGTGGCTGGCCTCACACATTAACCAGCGTGGTGTGTACCGTATTGCTGTTGCTGAAGAGAACCAGATTCTGAATGGTTCCGGTCAGAATGGCCAGCTTCAGGGTGTCCTGACCAAGAGCGGTATCCTGGCCCGTGAGGTTGAGAAGACCGCCACCACTGCTGAGTTTGGTGAGGCGATTCTGGGGGGCGCTATGGACGTCCTTCAGGAGAGCGGGTTCCCGGCTGACGCTATCGTGATCAGCCCCCAGGACTACGCTGCTCAGCGTCTGGCTAAGGACAGCAACGGACAGTACTTCGGTGGTGGCGCGTTCACTGGTGCGTACGGCAACGGCCAGGTTCAGATTGTGCCTTCGCTGTGGGGCCTGAACACCGTTATCTCCCCGCGTATCGCTGCGGGCACTGCTCTGGTTGGTGCGTTCAAGGCTGGAGGCATGCTGGTCCGTAAGGGCGGTGTCAGGATTGAGGCTACGAATTCCCACGCTGACCTTTTCGTGTCTGACGTGACTGTGGTCCGTATGGAGATCCGTGAGCTGCTGACCGTGACTCAGCCGAAAGCTTTCTGCAAGGTTTCTCGCAAGGCCTGATCGTGGATCTTATTGGGGCTGATACTCTGGAAGCCCTAAGTAAGGGGGTCATCCTTGCTGATGACCCCCTTACCCCTATTCTTATTAGGCAGGCTTCCGGACTTATTAGGGAATTCTGCGAATGGCATATTTACCCGCTTATTACTGAGACTAAGCGGGTGGATCATAAGGGTGGACGCTTTATTAAGCTGCCCACACTGATGCTTCAGGACGAACCTACGATCGAGTACCTAGGTCACGAGCGTGTGGTTCAGGAATGGTCTGAGGCAGGTATGTGTAGGCTAAGTGACCCTCTGCCTGCTGCTATGGGGGCTATCCAGGCTACGATGACTCATGGTTATAGTGAGCTGCCTGCTACTGTGGAGGTAGTTATGGCGTCTATTATCGTAGCTTCTAGGACTGCTCCGGTGGGTATCAATCAAGCTGCCGTGGGCTCAGTATCGAGTACGTTTGAGGTTCCTGGTGGGGGTATTCGATTGAGCTCCTACGCTAAGCGAGCACTTGATGGATTTAGGTTGGTGCATCGCCCTTGAGCTTTCCCTTTCTAACTAATGGTTATATATGGGTGGCTCGACTTCAGGACAAGTACGATGACCGGGGTAATCTGATTCAAGATCAGGTTTCTAAGGAGTTCACTATCCAGGGCTGCTCTATTCAGCAGCCTAGTGCTGCTGAGCTGTCTGGTGATAGGCAGGGTGACGGTCAGTGGACGTACACGGTGTACGCGCCACTGACTGCATCCGTGCAGGCTAAGGACCTGGTTATTCTTAGCTGGGACCACAAAGGTACGCCGGGAGAATGGTTTAACAAGACCACACCTGTGTACAGAGTGTCAGGCGTTCCCGGTGTGTGGTCTTACGATTACCTCGGCCTTAGCCACCAGGTGATTAAGCTTGTGGCGGTGGACTGATGCTTGAGCGTCTCGAATTCAACGATGAGGGATTCCAGGCTATGCTTAAGTCAGATGAGGTTGCCTCAGTCCTGAACGATATGGCCCAGAAGATATGTGATCAGGCTAATGACAACGCTGGCCGTGATGACGCGTTTGAGTGGTCGGGCTATGTGGGCCAGACTCGAGCTAGGGCTACCGTGAGGCCGGCTAGCTTTTATGGGGCTAAGTCTGAGGCTGACAACAAGACGTTGACTAGCGCGTTTGGGAGTTATACTCATGGGTAAGTATGTAGCTGAGTTTCCTGACGCTGAGGCTGCCTGCATTATGGGCTTGAGGGCTCATCTACAGGGGGTGCCTGTCAGGCAGCAGGCAGACAAGCTAGGAACTCGACAGTGTGTGGTCAAGCTGACTAGCTCTGGTACCCGCTTAGATCCTCGTAGAGTGAGGGTCCAGCTTACTGTCACATGCTGGGGTAAGGACAACACTGATAGCACAGAAGCCTTTAACTTGGCGGCTAAATGCCTTAACTGGGTTGAAGAGAGACCTTATTACGGGCATATGGGTAAATACCCTTGCCATAAAGTAGATATAGTTTCTTACCCTTATTATGACCCTGATAGCAGCCAGTCATCTGGCGGTTCAGGGATCGCTCGATATTCTTTTACGTTCCGTATGATTCTAGCAGGAGTGAACTAAATGGCTGTAAACAACCGTAATGTGCTGGCAGGCCGTCCGGATCAGGCAGTGACTGGAGCTATCCTCTCCACTACCACTCTGGTGACTACGCTGCCTACTGATCTGTACAATCTTGATCTGAGTACACTTAAGCTGACTGATTCGGGGTATGTCAGTGACGCTGGCCTTACTTTGTCGGTTAAGCGTTCAACTAACGACATCAAAGACTGGTCTCAGTCTGTGGTTAAGAAGATCCTTAGTGAGTTCTCGGGTTCCATTAAGTGGTCTCACCTTGAGGTCTCTGAGGGCTCGGCGAAGAACTTCTTCGGTGAGAACAATGTCACTGTTACCCCGAAGACGACTTCTCAGGGTACTCGCCTGCTGATGAAGCTTCGTGCTGATGAGCTGCCTCACAAGACCTGGTGCTTCCGCATGAAGGATGGCGACGCTAAGATCATCATCTGGGTGCCTGATGGTCAGATCACTGAGGCTGACGACATCACGTTCGCTGCTAGTGACGCCATTAAGCTGCCTGTCACTCTGACGTGCTACCCTGATGCTCAGGGTAACTCGCTGTACATCGCCACTGATGACGGGGTGACTGGGGCGTGAGCAAGGTCTTTCAGCTCGATGGCCCTAAGGCTACGGACAATTTTAAGTTCCGTATGCCAGGGTCTAAAGTTACTCACGAATTGCCGTCGCTTCAGAAACTCCCTGTGGGTATTCGGAAGCGCATGGGTGATCTGGCTGGGGCTATTCAGGCTCAGCAGGAGCGTGGTAAGAAGCCTACTCAGAAGCAGACTTCGGACTTGCTCGACTTCCAGCTTGATCTGCTTGAGCACTATGTGCCTGGTATTACGGACAAGCTCGATGACGATATGTTTATGGCGCTGATGGAGGCTTGGAAAGAGCACTCTGAAATCAGCATGGGGGAATAATAGGGCTAGTGGGTGTGTGGCATAATCACCCACTAGCCCTAGAGCGTGAGCTCATTGGGCTAGGTTTGAGGTCCCGTCAGGTAGGCACAGATGAGCTTACCTGGCGGGACCTTCAGGCTATAGTCAGTCATGCTGAGCCAGGAGGTCCGCTAGCTAAGGACCTCGGCTATGTGTGGACCACAGACGGCTATATGCTGGCGAATATCTATGATGTGCTGGCTGGGGCCAACTGGCAGCGTGCTGGCAAGTCAAGTGAGCCTCCACCTAAGCCTATCCGAAGGCCAAATGAGATTAGGGATGATGAGCGTGCTTTCGGGTACGACCCCATCCCTCTAAGCGAATTCAATGATTGGTGGGATGCTTAATGGCTTCTGTTGAACTAGCCACAGGTTACTATCAGCTAGTTCCCTCAATGAAGGGTAACAAGGAAGCTATTGTTGGAGAGATCACTGGGGCTGTAAACGAGGGGTCCGATAAGGCTGGCAAAGAAGGTGGAGCTAGGTTATCTACTAGGCTAGCCGAGGGGCTTAAAGGTAGCTCTCTTGCAGCCCTCGGTGCGGGTGTGGCCGCGGGTATTGGCGCTGCTCTGTACAAAGTTGGCGAGACTTTCGACGAGGTCACTGATACTATCCGCACGGGTACTGGTGCTACTGGTGAGGCTCTCGATGGACTAGTCGATGTTGCTAAGCGTGTGGGCTCTACTACTCCAGCTGAGTTCTCTAAGATAGCCCCAGTTGTCGCTGATCTGAATACCAGGCTAGGTCTGACTGGTGAGGACCTCGAGACTGTGGCTAAGCAGGTTCTTGAGGCTGGCCGGCTGCTCGGCCAGGACGTGGATATCAGCAAGACCACAGCAGCATTCAGCGCTTTTGGCCTTGAGGCTAAGCAGATTCCTGGAGCTATGGACGACTTGTTCAGGGTCAGTCAGGCTACTGGTTTAGGCTTCAATGACCTAGCCCAGAAAACCGCTCAGGCTGCGCCTACAATGAAGGCTCTTGGATTCGGGTTCCAAGACACAGCAGCAATGATCGGTGCCTTCGATAAGGCGGGGCTTAATTCAAGCCAGATCATGACCTCTATGACTAAGGGCTTGACCACGCTGGCTAAGTCCGGCGAGGAGCCCAAGGAAGCGTTTAAGAGGGTTACCGGTGAAATCAGTGGCTATATCCAGACAGGTAATGAAGCTGCCGCTCTTAAACTAGCTAGTAAACTGTTCGGCACTAAAGGTGCAACCCAGTTTGTGGAGGCACTAAAGCAGGGCAAGATCGGTGCTGAGGACATGATGAAGTCCATTGGCGCTACTGACGACACTATTCTTGGTGTGGCCGGTGAGACTTCTGACTTCGCTGAGAAGTGGCAGATAGTTCAGAACAACGCGCAGCTCGCCTTGGAGCCACTGGGGTCAGCCGTGTTCAGCACCCTGGCTGATGTCTTGTCGGCCATGGCGCCTACTCTTCAGGATATAGGTAACTGGCTTAAAGAGAACACCTGGGCGTTCGGGGCTCTGGGTGCAGCTATTGCTGGTATCTTGATTCCCGCCTTCGTTACGTGGGTGGCAGGTATCTGGGCATCCACGGCAGCTCTTCTTGCCAGCCCTATCACGTGGATTGTGGTCGGTATAGCCGCTCTTGCCGCCGGACTTGTCCTCCTGATCGCTAACTGGCAGGCTGTATCTGACTTCATCGGTGGTGTGTGGAACGCTACTGTGGAAGGAGCTGGGCACCTGTGGGAAGACTTCGTCAGAGGCCTGACGGAGTTCGCTACCGGGATTGGCCAGTGGTTTATGGAAGGTCTGGCTGGAGCTGGGCAGCAGATTGCTGAGTTCTTCGCTGGCCTGCCTCAGATGATACTGGATGGCCTTGCTGCACTTGGCGAGGTTACTCTCATGATTGTCGGTTTCTCTATCGGTATTTTCGCCGGCTTGATTGTGGGCTTCGTACAGTTCCTGGGGTACATTCCAGGATGGCTTGCCTCTGTGGGTGAGTGGCTGATGTCTCTTCCCGGCAAGGTACTTGAATGGCTTGCGGGACTTGGCCAGCTTGCCGGTAAAGCGGCTGAGTGGTTTGGCGGTTTCTTCCAGAGCATGGTCCGCAAGGGTGGCGAGATTATTGAGTGGGTTAAACAGCTTCCTGGCAAGATCATCGGTGGCATAGCGTCGCTTGCGTCGAGCCTTCCTCAGAAAGCGTCTGAGGCGTGGAATGGATTCCTCCGTAAGGCTCAGGAGCTAGGTGGCCAGGTTGCTGAATTCGCTCGCTCGCTGCCAGGCAAGATCACTGGAGCTCTTGGTGATCTAGGTAGCCTACTGGTCCGGTCTGGTGGTGCTCTTGTTGATGGCTTCTTGCGAGGTATCCAGGGAGCATGGAACTCGCTTGTGGGCTGGGTTAAGCAGGGCATGGACTGGTTGCGTGGTCTGTGGCCTTTCTCTCCTGCTAAGTGGGGGCCTTTCTCGGGTAAGGGCTACGTAACTCATTCAGGTAAGGCTATCATCCGTGACTTCGCTGATAGCCTCAAGAATGAACAACCTTACCTGCTTGATTCTGCTAAGAGTGTCATGGGTGACTTCCAGTCGAATTTCCAGCCTAACCTGAACGGTGTTCAACCTGCTTATGCCGGAGCTAATGCTGGAGGTAACACCAGTAGAGTCAATGTCAATGCATATAGCAGTGATCCGTACGCTACTGCTGAGGAAGTTGCTCGGCAGCTGAGGAGATTGATGTGAAAGAAGTCACGTGGAATGGCCACGTGATTAATGGCGGGGACTGGGTTGTTAGTGAGTGTAAGCTCTTCGGCTCAGCCCCTGCCGTTGCACAGAGTGGCCAGCGTGTGGGCTATGACGGTATATGGCGTACTAAGGCCTACCACGGGGCTAAGTCCGGTGCTATCAAGGGCTATTATGTAGGGCAGTCTCTGGAGGATGCTGAAGAAGCTATGGAGACTCTGCTGAGTGTCGCTGATATTAACCCTAAGCCTCTGACTGTTAACACGCCACGCGGACCTAAAACCATGTATGTGGCCCGGGATAGCGCTCTGGATATAACGTTCCTGGCTAATGGGTCAGCATTTGAGTGGGGAGCTACTCTGATAGCTCCTGATCCTGTGTGGTGGCGTGGAGGTCAGACTCCGGATGGCCAGATCGATGATCAGTATACAGCTAAGCATAGGTTGTACCTACCCAATCTAACTGGCGGTATTAAGTTCCCGATCAAGTATCCTATATCTTTCTTGGAGTCGGGTAACTACGGTTCGGTTACGGTAAGTTCTGGGTACCATAACAGGGTTAGCCTTAAGCTTTACGGGTATGTGCAGATACCGTCTGTGATCTTTTCTGGTCCAGGTGGGGCTGGACGCTTGAGGTGGGACTTCACCCTACAGCAAGACGAGTGGCTAGATATTGATTTGACTAACCGCACGTCGCTCAGGCAGGGTCAATCATCCGCTTCCCCTACTATCAGGGAATGGCCTGAGCTAGGCAGGGGTGAATTGACTATCGGATTCCGTTCTGACGTGTATTCCCCTACTGCTTATCTTGATGTAATTGTAAGACAGGTGACTATATAATGGCTCTTGATAATGTGCTACCTATTGGTGGCAATATTTCAGTGAATGCCGCGGAATTCCGTAGGCTTGATGTGGGCTCGACTATGGTCCACGACACCCACCCTCTGGCGTGTCGGCCAGGTGTGACGTCAGGTATGACTCCTAGCTTGAATGGTAGCCAGATCCGGGTCAGCTCGGGTACGGCTATTGTGACGCCTGTGGCCTCGAATAATGGTAGCTACCGTGTCGCTAACGTAGACGATGTGAGCTTGCCTCTGTACGCCAAAGACACGTCATACCCGCGTACTGATATTCTGGTGCTTAAGGTGTATGACGGTACTGTGGACGGCTCTAACAAGTACCAGGCCTCGTTCGAAATGATCAAAGGTACGGCGTCGGCTAGCTTCCCTACTCCTGCTACGCCTGCTGGGTCTCTGCTTATAGCTCGTGTTATCGTGTCGACTACGGGTAGCCCCACGATTTATGATTCTAGGCAGTACACGTGTGCTGTGGGCGGCACTATCCCGTGCTATTCGAATAGCCGGCCCACAACGTGGTTCCTACAGAAGGGCCAGCGCATCTACGAGCTGGACACAAACAAGGTCATGCTGTGGACTGGCAGTGCCTGGCGTGAGGATACGGTTATCCCACAGGTTACTCTTCCCCGTATCCCGGCTATTGCGTCGGGTACTGTGACGGCTAGTAGCGCGGGCCCTGCGGTGTTTACTATCCAGTTCCCTCCAGGGCGTTTCTCGAGTGCACCTCGTGTTGTGGCCTCGGTTAGGTCTGCTTCGGGTGACTTCACGTGGGATACACCTAAACCATACAATGTCACTGCGACACAATTTCAGATGTTCGTTAAGAACGGTCGTGGTTGTGACTTCGACTGGATAGCAATTGAGAACGGATAATGATCAAATGGCATTCATTTGCCGCTCTTGACGGTAGGCCTCTGACTGAGCTACCTGGTCTAGCTGTCAAATCTAGCCTGTCATCCATCATTGGGCGGGGAGACTCCGTGACTGTGAGTCTCCCCGTTTGTGATAGGTGGCCTGCTAACTGGAGGGATGGCACTCAACCCATGCGTGCTGTCCTTGCGGCTATAGACGACAACATTGTCTTGTGGGCTGGCTGGGTAGAGAAGCGTTCATACGGGTCAGATGAGGCTATGGAGCTTACTCTCCAGCCTGCTGAGGAGTGGCTTAAGCGCAACTATATCCCTGAACTGGTTTTCAGGGACCAACGGTATACCACAATCGCTAGAGGAATAGGTCTAGACCGTCTGGTAGCTCAGTTTAATGGGCGTCTGGATGAGGATCCTACCCTTGATTGGGGTGACAGGACGTACCGTGCTGACCAGGATATGACGTGCTTGGCGGGTCTTCAGAATTTGATGAAGACTAAGCATGGTGCAGAGTTCGCTACTAGCTGGGAACTACATGCTAATGGCCACCTCGGTATTGTGGTCCACACAGCATACAGACTTGGCGGTGTAGGCAAGGACACTGCTGGGGCCGCGGTGCTGTCTCAAGGGTCCTGGCAGCAGGTTGAGGACTGCTCTGACGGTAAGGGAGCCACCATCTGGCGTGTGGTCTCTAATAGATCTGGGGATGAGCGTAAGGAATTCGCCACGTCTAACGGACAGGTCCTTCAGTATGGGTGGCTTGAGCTGGAGAGACGGTGGACTCCTGACACGGGGTCAGTGGATGACGCCGTGTTGCAGCAGTACATGTATGCAGCTAAGGAGAGTCAGTCCTATGGGCTGACGTCTATTAGTGTGGAGACTACGTTGGACCACTTTATGCCGGGGCGTGACTTCGTTCTGGGTGACTATGTTGATGTTGATATGACTAATCTTAGTAACCCTGAGCTGCAATTCAAAGGTAAAGCCAGGGTTATCGGGTGGGTATGTGACCCTGACCCTGTATCTGGTGAGATCACTAAGATTAAACCAATGCTTTCGTTGGAGGATTGATGAGTTTCGACCCAACAACGGTCGATAGGCCGTCTAATGACCAGGGTATTCGTGAGGTAGTTAACCGCCTAGAGGGTCTCGAGAGTCGCATTAATGAGCTCACGGCCACTATTGGCGGGGAAGGGGCGGTGTATAACCGCTCTCTCTTCCACGTGAAAGGCCATGCGAAGTTCGACGGGACCCTAGAGATTGCTGAAGGCTTGATTGGTGACAGGGCGCTTAAGTCTCAGATCGCTGTTGATGCGGGTAATTCCCGTAATCTTGACTGGTCTCCGGTGACTAGCTGGACCACAGGGGTGTCTACGTTCGTTGTGGCTCCGTCGTGGGCTACCAAAGCGCTGGTTATAGCGGGTGGGTCGATCATGCCTAACTACGACGCCAACGCTGGCACCCCTGCTTGCTGGGGTAGGATCGAGTGTAGAGGCCAGTATAGCCCTGATTTCTTGTCTTTCTTGGGATCATCGGCTATCCCTTCGAATATCTCGTGGCCATTCTTCACTGTACCGGACGAACGAGAAGGGGGGATTGAGGTTAATTGCCAGGCTAAGCTTTATAGCGGTAGTTCTAATAGAGGCGGACGCTGTTTCGTGTCCGCTGTTGTACTGTGGTTGAGGTGATAAGTTGAGCCCTGAGACTATGGGTAGCCTTATTGGGGCTATCCTGGCGGGTATTTTAGCGGTTGGTTACAGCGGTGTAAAAGTGTATAAGGCCATGTCTGGGTCGCTTAAGAAGATAAAGGACCTCACTGCTGACCTGAAAAATGATACCGAGGCACTGGTTTTTGATAAAACTGATGCTGAAGGTAACACAGTTCAGGATAAGTTGAATATTCTACTTAAGCAAGCTGACAAGACTAATACCGACCTCGAGATTCTTTCGTCTACAACGGCAGAAATTAAGGGGGTACTAAACCGGCATGATAAAGAGATTGGCCGGTTTAATGACAATATCACCCAGATTAATGACCGTGTGTCCAATACCGAGCGCATGTTGACTTCTAGGTTAGAAGAACACGGCCAGCGTCTGCTGGCTGTGGAGACAAGGAAGGAGGGTTAAATGGGATATGTGTCTGTGGGCCCTAAGTACAATGGACAGGAAGCTTACGCTGCTGAGATTCCAGCTGAGTGGTACAGGCTATTCAAGCGCTATATGGCTAAGTATCACCCGGATATCTCGATTATCCTGATCCAGGCTAAGGGAGGTGCAGCTGCGAGTGCAGGAACACACAGCGATGGCTGGGCGTTCGACTTCCAGAACTGGCACCTGACGTCTAAGCAGAATGAGATTCTGGTAGCTGAATCACGTAGGTTCGGAGGTGTGGCTTGGGCTAGGTATAGGAGTCAGGGTTTCGAACCCCATGACCATGTGGCTTGTGATTCTGGGGGTAGTTCTGACACTGCCTGCCAGTACCAGGTTGTTGCTGCCCATGCAGGGTACAACGGCCTAGGCTACCGCGGCCGCAAGGGTAGCGATAATCACCCTGCCCCTGCTAAGTGGGTTACATGTGCCCAGGGTATCGGCATGATGGAGGCTATCCTGGGTGGATTCAAGACAAACGAGGAAGGACCAACAGTGGACAAGAGCGAACTGATTCAGGCTGTACGCGAAGGCGTCGGTGGACTCAACTGGGGTAACGAGACGTTCGGAGCGTATCTCGGCCGTATGCAGGCTGCGTGCCAGACTGCTGCGTACTACGCCCACCAGGCTGCTACTCAGACTGCACCTATCACCCGGCCTGGCGACCCGTCGGCTGACTCTCGTGGTCAGGTTGTGATCCGCCAGGAGATCGCTGACGCTAAGACTCGCATCACTGCGGTGCAGGCTCAAATGGAGGAGCTGCGCAACTCTATCTCTGTGCTGGCTGATCTGGTGAGGGGTCTGGCTCCTCGGGATCCTGGCGTCAACGCCTGATAGCGCGATAGCCTGAAAGGAGGTGTGGTCCCCTGGTAGATAGTATCAGGGGACTCTCCCCCCAATGAAAGACTACTTGAAAAAGAAACCACTATATGACTACAGGTCATATGGTGGATGGGGTATACAGCGTCCTGAGCACGGTACTCTAGGTCGCTTCGACCCGGCCATGACTAAGTTACTACCTGACGGCCGCACGTTCGAGCTCAAGATGCAGTTCGATCGTCCCGCATACCTCATGTATATCGAGGCCGGGGCCACACACGAGAAGGCGCTGCATAACTCGCTGAGGTGTGGTTCATGGGCGTCACTATACAACGTCAAGGGTGAAGGCTACTGGTCCATGTGGGTCAAGAACCCACCCTCCTGGACGACTGAAATGGTAGCCATGCTATGGCCTGAGGAAGACTCTAGGTGGCCTGAGGGCGAGATCAACTTCATGGAGACCCAGTCTGACAAGACCAAGACTCAGCTGAATCTCCACTGGCCCTCGCCTAAAGACCGCTCTCCACAGCACTGGCCTGTGACGATCGACCTCGATACACGCCAGTGGCACAAGTACGGGGTACGTATCTACCCCGACTGTATACGGTGGTTTGTAGACGACAAGATGGTGAGACACCTCGACACAGAGTTCTCACCCTACAACACCAAACTGCACTTCGCTGTTCAGTGCGGGGTGAATCAAAACTTCGGGGTGATGTGGCACAAGGACATCGCCTGGGAAGAGAACATGTACATCATCCCTGAGAGAGCCCCGGGGATACTGTAAGTAAGGAGAAGTATGGATATTACTACGCTCGCCACTGTACCGGCTATGCTCGCTATTGTCGAACTGCTGAAGCGCCTCGGACTGCCAGCTAAGGCCGCTATGCCGGTGACTGTGGTCCTGTCCGTTGCTCTGGGCCTTGCTCAGACTTTCCTTGGAGGTGATCCTGTCTACCAGGCTGCCGCTAAGTACCTGCTGATGGGTCTCGGTGCGTGTGGTCTCTACGATGCAGCTAAGATTGCATCCCCTACTGTGGAGCAGAAGAACACGTTGGACACCACTGTCCCTCGTCGTGCTGAGGCTCCTGAGGTGACTGCCTGATCTAAGTCATAAAATAACCCCCTACCT